TACCTTACCATGAAGCTCTTGTGTGGCTTGAGCAACCTCAGGAGATTTTAATTGCTTACCTAAGGACAAAGCCTTAGATAAGGCTGATGCATTTACACCATCAAAATCTTCCCCTTCTTGTTGCGTTTCATCTGTAACCCCTTCTAGATCTTCAAAATCTTCATCCTCAGAATATTCTACCCCACCAGATTTAAGTGCTTGTTTTAGATCTAAATACGTGTGTTGATATAATTTCATTAGGTCTGGGTTTTCTCCGTATGTGGTTGTACCTAAGGCATTATAAGCAACTTCCGCTGCTCTTTTTAAAACGTCTTCACTGACTGGTATCATTTTCGATTCTTGATCACTAACGTATCTACCATACCCTTCATTTATAGCTTGATCAAACTTCATTTTATATATTTATTTAAATATCATTTGTTTTGTTTTTATATTATCAAAATAATCATTAGAGAGAAATGTTAATTGATATTTGTTCGCGAATTTCTTAACTTTTTCAAAAGTGAACGATACTATTTTAAATTTTGATATGGTAGAATATATTTTTAATACTGTACCTTTTGCTCTTCCGTCATTTTTCTGAATTAATTCTTTAAAGTAAGCTAAGCTTCTAAGTGATATTACTACTTTAACGGGTAATACATGTCTTAACTTAACTAACAACTTAGTTAACAAACTTAAATAATCTTTTTCTGGTAAATAATGCAAAATTTCACTTTCATAAAATTGAGTGTTGTTAAAATATAATACTACCTTGTTGTGTGATTTTATTTTGTTTATATATTCCACAATTCCTTTTATAGAGTGATGAAAAAATAGCTTTTTTATATCTTTATTCTGAAAATTTTTCTCTTTAAATGTACTAAGTAGCTCGTTACTATGTATATCATCAATCAAATCTTTTTCAAATTTTTTATGTATATCTTGAAAATCTATTAAGATCATATTATGTTCTGGAAGTATAAACCTCACCCCTATATTGTAACTTATTACCTATTGTTAATCAACTTTTTTAATCTTACCCAATCTTAAGTTAATAATTCCGTTGTAATACTCTTCTTTTAATAAAACATCATTATCAAATTGCATTTTAGCTTCATAATATGCAAGTTCACTTTTACTTTGACAAAACCTTAATATTTCGAATTTAAACTCGTCTTTACCTAACTTTTGAATATCTTCATTTAACTTATCCGATGAACCTGTATATATTTTCCAATCTGTTTCTTTAACCACATGTCTTTTATTTTTTCTACCCTTAAGAGGTGGTCGCTTAAGAATTGTAGTTGATTGTTTCTTTCCGATATATTTTCTGTCGTTGGTTGTATTTGTTATCTGGTAAATAAAACCGTAGAACGTGTTCGGTATCTCTTTCTCTTCGAGATTATAAGTCCAGTGACCGTAGTTATCCACCAAATAATTTATTTCTTTTTGGATTTTGTTCTACTCTTTTTCTTCTTCTTTTTCTTCTTTTTTGATACACCGGCTCGTTTTTGCATTGCACCTAGAGCAAAAGGCCTTCTAGCATCACCAGGTGCATATAAACCCGGACCAGAAAAATGAGATTGATCCCAACTACCTAGCACACCACCAGAGCCAGCGACGTTACCGCCGTCTTCTTCTGATAATAAAGCTCTTAAAAATGAGTTTTTATAGATTGACATTAATAGATGTAAGCAATAATATTTATTAGATGAATGATATATTAACTAGTTATCAAAAAGAACTAAATGAACAATTAGTTATAGATGAATTTACCTTAAAGGATGTGCAATTACAGTTACCAGGAAGGAGACATTTATGGGTAGGTAGATTAATGAGGCATAAACATGAATTAAATCAATTAAAGAAAGAAAAGACCGAAAAATTAATTGAACTAACAAAAGTAATACAGGAACAAAGCAATGTTCGTTTATCTACACCAGCAGCTGAAAAAGTTGCTGCAAATACAGATAACATAAAAGAATTAAACAATAAAATTCAAGAACAGTATGTGTTAATTGAATATCTTGAAAAAGTAGAAAAAATAATGAGCTGTATAGGATTTGATGTAAGAAATATTATAGAGATACAAAAATTAGAAACACAGTGAACGACTTAAGATTAATTTTATTTGATATTGACGGGGTATTAACAGATGGTACCGCAGCATATAATCAAGAAGGGGAAGTGTTATGGAAAAGGTATAATCAAAAAGATATTACAGCATTAAGACGATTTACAAACGAACTTGGAATTAAAATAGCCTTGTTTACAGGAAGCTTAGACATAAATCCTGGGTTTTCTAAAAGAAGGAAGTTTGATTTAATCAATGTTGTGCACAGAAAAGGTGAAAACAAAGTAACAAAACTTAATGATATATGTTTTGATTATAATACACCCAAACAAGATGTAGCTTTTGTGGGAGATGATATACAAGACTTAGATATTATGAAAGAAGTTGGTTATGCTTTTTGCCCTGAAGATGCAATACCTGAAATACAAAAAATTTCTTGCGTTTTACCTGTAAAAGGTGGTGGGGGTGTTGCAGCTCACCTATTTGAATATATTAAAAACACTATTAAATCATAAAATGAACATCGTTATACCTATGGCTGGTAAAAGCTCAGCTTTTAAAGAAGTAGGAATTGATACCCCTAAACCTTTTATAGATATAAAAGGAAAGTCAATGATTCAAAGGGCTTACGAAAGTATAGGCATTGAAGGTAATTATTATTTTGTTGTTTTAAAGGAACATGAGGAAAAATACAATGCATACAGCCATATACTTAATTTTTGCCCTAATGCAAAAATTCAATTTATAGACGAAGTTACTAGCGGCCCGGCAGAAACAGTATATAAAACAAAAGGCTTTGTTCCTGGTAACGAACCACTACTTCAAACAAACGTAGATCAAATATTAGACTGGGATCATAAAAGATTTTTAGATTTTCTTGAAGAAAAAGATCCGGACGGGGCAGTTGTTACTATTAATACATGTGATCCACACTATAGTTTCATGATGTGTGATGAAAATTATAAAGCTACACATTTTAAAGAAAAAGATGTTGTGTCAAATCATGGTTTAATAGGAACCCATTACTGGAAAACCGCAGATCTTTTTTATTCCTCTTTTATAGGTGCTACAAAAAAAGGTTATACTAAAAACGACGAAGTGTATGTGTCTTTAACATACAATGATTTACTAGACCGTGAATATACAATTTTAGACTTTAAATTAAAACAACACGAAAAACAACATGTCGTAGGAAGCCCACATGAATTACAACTATATGAAGCCAAACTTTGATTGTACAATATTAGTGTTAAGTTCTGACACGTACCAACCTATTCTAAAAATATGGGATTTTTATCACAAGAAAAACTGGAAATGCCCTTATAAGGTTTTAACAATAAGTAACAAAAAACAATATAAAAGTAAAGATATTGAATGTGTTGTAACTGGAGTTAAATGGGATGAAAATGCTAGTCACTTTAAACCCATGGTCTTAGAAGGATTAAAAAAGGTTTCTACAAAATACGTGTTATTCATGGTGGAAGACCAAATAATAGTTAACCCTGTTGAATCAAATAACTTTTATCATGCATTAAACTACATGGAAAGAAATGATATAACAAAATTGCGTTGTATATCAATGCCGGAACCTGACTTACCATTATTGGGAGTGTCCGAAGGTCCTATTAATAATATAAATTTTGGAACGATCTCAGAAAATAATGAATATAGGAATTCGCTTCAAGCAGCAATATGGAATAAAGACAGATTTATTGAATTATTAAAAAGTACTGAAGGTGATTTTTCAGGTTGGGTGTTGGAAACAGACCCTACATTAAGAAATTATTCAAAAAAATGGAACTACGTAGCTTGTAGACAAGGTAAAGGCGGTACATTATTAACTAGAGATGAAGGTCAAACAGATTAACCGTTATTGCAATACGTAGAACTTGTAAGGTGGGGTAAATTTGATAGTTTATACATCGATTATTTTAAGACAATGTTCGCGAAAGACAATATAGACATAACTACCCCAGAATATGAACTCTTTGGTGGTAATTTAGCTAAAGAAGACTTACCCCAATAATTATTGGGAGTGTCCGAAATATTTATTATTAGTAGAAATTTTGAAAGAGGTATAATAAATACATGTATGAAAGCATTCTTAAATTATGAATACATGATCACTCCCGGGATCTTAAAAATACTCGCTTATATTGGAGCCGGTGTTGCAGTTATTGTTGGGTTATTCACAGCATTTACTGCTGATTTACTTACTGGGTTAGCTATGGTTATAGGTGGTCCTATTGTTTGTCGCATTTACGCCGAATTAATGTTGGTTATTTTTGAAATCCATAAGGAATTAACGAAAATACGAAGCAAAAAGAGCAAATAATAGGGTTTTTTTGCTTAAATAAATTGTAATGAAAAAATTAACTAAAGTCGGGGTACTGTCCTTAGCAAATATTGCTGCTTTGCTGGGGGCACTAACAGGTGTGATTAAGGTTGTTGTTTTTCCTGTACTAGCTGTTATTGCTGGTGGTGGTTTAGGCGACTTGGACGCAGCAATTGGGACGATCGGAGATTCTGTTACAGCCAATATTAAAGATGTTATATCTTTTGGTGTTGCAGGTTGGTTCGGTGGAGCTGCATATGCATGGCTATTAAATGTAGTACTTGGGTGGCGTAAAGGATTAGATTTAGAATTTAAATAATGTTTAAGATCTACTGATAATTTAATTAAATTATCCCAGAACACCCTACCTAAATTTAGGTAGGGTTGTTTTTTCTTTATTATTTTTTCAAGCTTGAAAAATAAGGTAACTTCATTATAATTAATACAATGGTTGTTTTTGATTACGACAAAAGAAAACGTCAGGCCACAGTAAGAACTGAAGATCTTGGTATCATTCGAGAACATTTTTCTTTTGAAAACGAAGGCGCACGTTTTGCTAGACGGTATGGTAGATATATGCCGGCACGGACCTACGTTATAACCCCTGCAGGTAAATATGAAGTAGGTTTAACAGCAAATATAATTCAATATATTAAAAAAGAATTTCCAGAAAAGAAAATACATCTTGAAAAAAATATTATAGAAGCTATTAAGCCTCGAATGCTTCATGGTAATAACGGTAAACTTTCCTTACAATTAAGAGATTACCAAAAAGAAATTGTAGATGAATGCTTAGATAAAGGTAGGGGGGTGGTCATGCTAGCAACCGCAGGAGGCAAAACACTTACCATGGCTAGTATGTTAGAAAGAACATACCAAAAAACACAGCAAGAAACATGGAAAGTTTTAATTGTTGTTCCTGATTTAGGATTAGTAAATCAAACATTTGATGATTTTAGTAAATATGGTGTTTCATTTTCTTTCTGTAAATGGACAGGTAGCACCCCAGTAGATCTAACAAATAATGTTATTATTGCCAACCTGGGTATATTGCAAAGTGAAAAAACAGATTTAGATTGGGTTAAACATGTCGATGTATTAGTAATTGATGAATGTCATAAGGTCAGAAGATCTAATAAAGTAAATAAGTTGGTAAAAAGCATAATAACAGAAAACAAATTCGGGTTTACAGGAACCTTACCCGATAATAATGCAGATCAATGGAATATAATTGGTAAAATAGGCCCTGTTATATATCAAAAAACCAGCTATGAACTTCGGTTGGAAAATTTTGTTAGTAGTGCAGTTGCACATGTAATTAAATTACATTACAAAACACAACCAAAGTATTCAATAGACATAACTGACCCCGGTATACGATATAGACAAGAATTTGAATTTCTTTTTGAAAACGCTTTCGAAACACAGTAATTAAAAAATTAACTATGGGTGTTAAAAATAATTCACTAATATTAGTAGATTTTATTAAACATGGGGAAGCACTTTTCAAAGAACTAAATAATAACAAAGATGGAAAAAAAATATATTTCATTAGAGGAGAAGTAGATGTTGAAGAACGTGATAAAGTTAAAAGACTTATTGAGCGGGATAATAATATTGTTTGTATTGCTATTAGCAGGATTTTCTCTACTGGTATCAGCATTAATAATTTACACTACATTGTTTTTGCTAGTGGCGGTAAAGCTAAAATTAAAATCCTACAGTCGATCGGTCGTGGACTTCGTTTGCACGAAAGCAAAAACAAATTAGTTGTCGTTGATATAGCCGACCAACTACGATATGGTGAAGCTCATTCCGATAAAAGAATGCAATTATATACAGAAGAAAATATTAACGTTAAAATAAGTAATTTTTACGAAAAATAAATAGTTGAACTTAATATAAACAATAATATAATTATAGATAGCCATGCAAGCAAAGAAACCAAAAAATGGGGTAAAAATAAAACCCAAAAGTAAAGAGCATTACGTCAATTCAAAAAAATTTAAAGAAGCCATTGCCAAATATTATGATTCAGATGTTTGTGGTGAAGATCTAGGTGAAATGATCACAAAAATTGCACATGGTTTAAGTTATGCGCCTAATTTTATAAATTACTCGTATAAAGATGAAATGATTGGTGATGCAGTAGTCAAAATGTTTACTGCTCTTTTTAATAAAAAGTTTAATTTAGATGCATGCGATTCAAATGGTAAAAAGTACAACCCATTTTCATATTTTACTACAATTGCTTTTCACGCATTTATTAATAGGATTAAGAAAGAAAAAAGACACCATGAAGCTTTGAACGAATACAAAGAACGGGTGTATGAAGAAACACTAAACTCAAGTGATGAAGCTGAACAAAAAGTATATGTGAAACCTATTAGCGAAGATGACGCGTTGTATGATTAAGCATACTCTTTAAATTCATCCCATACTTTATAAAAACATTTTATATGTGATCTATCTTCATCTCCAAAATCAACAAAACTAGGATCACCTTTAACGTCGTGATTCCACTCTTGAAAATCTAAAGTAAACCAATTTCGAATTTTATAATATGCAGATAAAATTATTTCTTCTGTGAAAAAATCTGTATTAGGTGGTTTTGTATTACACAACTCTATTAAAGCTTTTTCATAAAATTCAAAAAATGATTTAAATTCCGATGGGTGTATTCCTATTACACCACCAACTAGTTGTTTTGAAAAATTGCTTTCGCTTTCTGACAACTTATATTCTTTTTGTAAAAATTGTTGTAGGGTTTTCACATGGCGTTGATTATACCACAAATTACCGTGCTTTATTCCTACAAACTTGTGTTTATCGATCAAATTATCTAAACCCTTTCCTATTAAAGGGGTATACATATTTTTCTTATTGTGCGGATAATAATGTTTTTTATTAAAAAAGTTATTTATTTCTACCCCGCCGCGACTAAATGGGTTAAGACCCCAATGAGTAACACCTGAATCTACCCAAAGAAAATTTTCTGTGTTATATGGATTGAGTTCAGCAACCTCTTTTAAAAAATACATTTTTCGGTGACATAAAATTTCACATCTTGCATGGAAAAATCCGGGTTCATCAGGGTTTTCTTTTTGCTTCTTTTTCGTTTCTGCTTTTGACCACCTAATAACTTTTTTTCTATGTGCAATAATTTGCTTCTTGTATTTGAAATCCCCTAATTCACTTTGGATTAGTTTATGCTTATTAGGTACACCAATAGAATCTAAATAATCTACATATCTTTTTAATTTAGGGTAGCCTTGTTTATCACAATATATGATCGTTGGTAAACCAAAATTGTATATATTTTGAAAAGAAGAAAAATAGTATTATTCTCTCCAACACCTACCGCCGAGCTCCCCTTCTCTGTCGCTATAATAAATCCCTGTTACTAGAGTTGTACTCATTTGTTAATATTATATTATATTTAAAGTGGCTTCTATAGAATTCAAACAACCAAAAATATGCTGTATTTCCGACGTTCATCTAGGGGTCCATCAAAACAACAGTAACTGGCATAAAATTCTTCTCGACTGGGTAAGATGGCTAGATAAAAATTTAAAACAAAAAGGAATAAAAGACATAATGATATGTGGTGATTTGTTTCATTATCGAGATGAAATTGCTGTTAACAGTCTTCAAGTAGCAAAACAATTTTTTGATATACTTACAGACTATAACATCATAATGATCACCGGGAATCATGATTGTTATTATAAAGATACAAGTTGCGTTAATTCTTTATCTCTTTTTAGTGGGTGGGAAAACATAACAGTAATCGACACCCTTACAACAGAAGAAATATATAGTAACCGCGTTACTTTCGTACCGTGGGGTGAAGATATCAAAAAAATTCCTAAATCTGATTTAATATTTGGGCATTTTGAATTGACCAACTTCAAAATGAACAACTTTAAAATATGCGATCATGGTGATAGCCCTGAATTTCTTCTTAAAAAATCCAAAATGGTAATATCAGGCCATTTTCACTTAAAAACAGAACGTAATTTTAACGCAGGCAAAATATTATATCTGGGTAATCCCTTTCAAATGGATTTTGGTGACGCTGAAAGTGAAAAAGGTTATTATATTTTAGATTTTAATGACATAACCAATCCTGTATTTTACATTAATGACATATCACCTGTTCATAAAAAACTTCTTTTGAGTGAACTTATTAAATTCTCTGGTGTTACCACAAAATTAAAAGAATTAATAAAAGGAAACATTATTAAGCTAGTTATAGACAAAAATATTCAAGCAGATGATTTAGACATCATAATGGTTTGTTTAAACAACTTAAAACCCTTTTCAATTAATGTTGATTACGAAATTAACTTCAATAAATTTTCAGTAGAAGGCGAACTGGAATATGAATACTCTGGTGTAGATTATGAAACAGCAATTACAGACTTTGTTAACATGCTGGACATTAATAATAAACATGACGTTATTCAATATACAGTAGACTTATATAAATCATGCAAGGAATAGGCATAGTATTATTCACGTTAGGTGGTAAAAACTTAAAAAAAGCATTACGCGGATTGACTGACGTTTTAGATAAAACAGTTGTTGTTAATGATGGTAAAAATATAAACCCAGATGATAAAACATTATTGGGAGTGTCCGCGGACTCTAACATTAAAAAATTTATTAATACCGTATATGATAAGTACCCAAGTGCTTGTTATAATATTGGTATTAGAGAATTATTAAAAGATGAATCAGTAGAACACATTTTTATTGTAAATGATTCTATAGAAATATTAGATGATACATTATTTCAAGATTTTATTGACGTTTATGAAAAAACTAAACTAAAAGCACTGTATCTCTGTAGAGATGAAGATGATCCTAGGGGTCAATTCAATAATGTTAGGTTAACTGTTGATTTGGGTGACAATGAACTAACATTAAACATGAGAACATCAGGATCACTGGTGTATTTACATAAAGATGTGTTTAGAAAGTGTGGTTTCTTTGATGAACGATATAGGGCCGGTATGGAATGGTCAGATTTTTCATATAGATTGTCTCAACAAAACTTATCCACACCATTTTTATGGTTTCCGCATGTTAAGTCGGTAAATGACAAGTTAATCGTAAATGATAACAACGTTATGTATGAAGAAAACATAGAAGACAGAATTTTACGAGGAATGAAGCTTTTTCACATGAAATTTAAGTGTCAAATTCAAGATTTAATAGATACATACTCCAAAAAAGACGTTATATCTAAACTTAAAAATAAAAGTAGACCTTCTTAGAAATATACTATAATATTAGATGACAATCTATGAAGCAAATCTTCTTTGAAGAGGTAACAATACAAAACTTTTTATCGGTAGGGAATCATGATGTAAAGGTCCAATTTAACACAGGATTTAACATTATAACCGGTTCTAACAAGGACAAAGAGGATAGACGTAACGGTGTAGGTAAAAGTACTATTGCTGATGCTATAAATTTTGCTATTTTCGGGTCTACACTAAGAGATTTAAAAAAAGAACTAATCCCAAATAACTTAACCAACGAAACATGTTCGGTAATATTGAATTTTAAAGTTATTACCCCTCTAGAATCTAATTCTTATGCAATAAACAGAACCCTTTCTCCATCTAAATGCTATCTATATAAAAACGAACAAGATATTACAAGAGATTCTATCATTAACACCAACGAATATATAAAAGATTTGATAAACTGCTCAGAAGAAGTGTTTCAAAATTGTGTAATAATGACTGTTAACAATACGGTACCCTTTATGGCAAAGAAAAAGGTAGAAAAAAGAAAATTTATTGAAGGTATATTTAATTTAGAAATTTTTAGTAATATGATTTCTAATTTACGTAATGATTACAACGAAACTAAAAGAGATTTTGATATAGAATACACACGATATGATGAAAACAATACTACACTAATAAACTTTAAGCAACAAAAAGAAACTGCATTAATTCAAAGAAAGCAAAAGGTAAAAAAATATAAAAACAGACAAGAAGACAATAAACGAGATTTATTAGACATAAGAAGTAAACTAACAGACATTGAAGCAGCTGTGGTTAAAGAAAATGAAAAGTTAATACTTAAATTTGAAGAAAAAATAAATCAAATCTCAGAATCTAAAAGTGAATTAAGAGATAAAATTAGTGAATTTAAAACAAACTGTAAACAATATAAAAACAACTTATTAATAATAGGTAAAGATGAAGAAACGTGTCCTACTTGTTTAAAGCAAGTAACTAATGATGATAGAAGACATATTCAAAAAGAAATTGAAAACGAAAAAAATAAAATACAAAATTTAGAAAATATCATTAAAGAATATACATCTAATTTTAATAAACTAGTTTCTAATGAAGATAGACTAAGAAAAGGTATTTTAAAGTTAAGAAAAAATATTAAACAAGCTACCGATGAATTAACCGAACAAAAAGTTTTAAAACAACAAGCAAAACAATTATTACAGTGGCAAAATCAATTAAAATTAGATATTAAAGAATTAAACTCCGATGACTTTGATCTCGACAATATTATAGTCGATTATCTTAAAAAAGTTAAAGAAATTAAAACTAAACTAGATACAGTAAAAATAAAAATTAATATGCTTGACGTTGTTAAGTATGTTGTTTCAGAAGAAGGGGTTAAATCATATATTGTTAAAAAAATACTAACAGTATTCAATCAAAAGCTCGCATATTATCTTAAAAAAATGGATAGCAACTGTATTTGTATTTTTAATGAATATTTTGAAGAACAAATAATAAATGAAAAAAATAAAATATGTTCTTACTTTAATTTTTCAGGAGCGGAGCGTAAAAATATAGATTTGGCATGTTTATTTGCTTTTATGGATATAAGAAGGCTTCAAGGTGACGTTGCATTTAATTTTAGTATATACGATGAACTTTTTGATAGTAGTTTAGACGAACGCGGGGTAGATCTAGTTACAAATATATTAAGAGAAAGAGTAGAAAAATATAAAGAATGTGTTTATGTAATTAGTCATAGAAAAGAAAGCGTAAAAGCAGCTACAGGCGAAGTAATATATTTAGAAAAATGTAATGGTATCACCCGAAGAGTTAAGTATCAAGAAATTGATAAAGAACTAAATTAAAATAAATACTAGCAATGTTTCAAGCCCCGTTTCAACATGGTCAACCTTTCGGAAATCAAAATCCGTTTCAAAATAATTTTGCTATGAAAGGTGCTAGTCAGCAAAACCCTCAAGCTACCCATAAACCCAAGGACGGAGCCGGTCTCCCTCGGTTTATGAATTATGTTGCTGATTATGGTGGCTGTGGTTTCTGGAGAGTAATGTGGCCAGAATATATTTTAAATGCAAGTAACAAATGTATGGTTCATACAAGTACTTGTATGACATTAGACCCTCAACATTACAGAAATGCTAAAGCACTTAAAATACAACGACAAGCATCTCCTGACCACTTAAAGTTCGCACAACATTTAAAAAGTATTGCTTCTCAAATTGGGTTTAAAATGATATATGAAATCGATGATATACCATTCAGGGAAGATATCCCAGATTATAACAAATATAAATTTGCTTTTACTGACGACAATATAAGAGAAGGTATTCAACAGATTATGGAAATGTGTGATGAAATGACCGTAACTTGTCCGTTCATGAAAGAATATTTTTCAGAAAAATTAAACGACGTTAATATTACTGTTATTCCCAACTATGTACCCAAATTTTGGATGGGTAATTTTTACAATAGGGACAAGATAGAAACAGATTATGAAAAATACAAACACAAACCAAGAGTTATTTGGTCAGGTTCCGGAGCTCATATAGATGTCGATAGAAGAGTTAAGGGTAAAGATGACTTTCACCATGTAAACAAATCTATAAGAGACACAATTAAAGATTTTCAATGGGTATTTTTAGGAGCCATTCCACGAGAACTACACGACTTAGTACAAAACGGTAAAATAGAATTTCATCCATGGTGTGAACTTTATAATTACCCAGAAAAGATATATACACTTAATGGTAATATGATGGTAGCTCCCTTAATTGACAATAATTTTAACAAATCTAAAAGTGACTTAAAACATCTTGAAGGTAGTTGTTATGGATTACCGGTTGCTTGCCAAGATATATGTACATATGAAAATGCCCCGATTAAATTCAAAACCGGGGATGAAATGATAGACTAAGTAAAAGCAGTTTTGGGTAATGAAAGAAGATTTATAAAAGAATCGGTAGCTGGCCGAAATTTTGCAGAAACTAGATTTTTAGAAAAAGAAGAAAATATAGGTAAATTTTTTGAATCTTATAACTTCCCCTTCGGCTCACCGCAACGCAAATTTTTAAACACTTTAGATATTAATAAAACTTGAACCATTTGAAGAGTAACCTATAATTAACTCACATGTATAGGAATGTAGTTTATGAACCTTCTCAAGAACAAATGAGACTGTTTACTTGGGATGAAGATGGGAAAAGAATTGAAGTAGTTCAAAGTTACAACCCATATTTGTATATTGAACCAAAAGACAAAAGACATTCAAATGCAACGTCTATATTCAAAAGCCCTCTAAGAAAAGTTACATTTAAAAGAGAATCAGAAAGAAGACAATTTATTAGAAATAATCAAATTAAAAGATTATTTGAAAACTTACCAATCAAACAACAATTTTTGTTAGATAATTTTTGGCAAGTAAACGAGACAGACGAATTCACAAAACATCCCATAAAAATGTTGTTGCTAGATATTGAAACTTATTCCCCTGATGGGTTTCCTGATATTGAAAACGCCAATCACCCAATAAACGTTATAACGGTTCATGATAACTTGGAAAATAAATTTTATACTTGGGGTACTAAAGAATATACAGGTAAGGGTAAAAAGAATGTAAAATACACTTACTGTGAAACAGAAAGAGTATTGTTTAGTAAATTTTTAGATTATTTAGAAAATGATTATCCAGATATTTTAAGTGGTTGGAACTCTGAATTTTTTGATATTCCTTATATCGTTAAAAGATGCGAAAGAATTATGGGTGAAGAACAGATGAAAAGGTTATCTCCTGTAAAAAATGTATATTTTAGAAGTCTTCAAGGTGCCTTTGGTAGACAACAGATAAGGTGGTATATTGAAGGTGTTGCTTTGTTAGATTATTTGGATATATACAAAAAATTTGCGCCTTTGAGGCAATCATATAAACTAGATGCAATCGGAGAAGAAGAATTAGGTGAACGAAAACTAGAATTTGAAGGAATGGATCTTGCAACATTATCTGATAAAGATTGGAACAAATTTATTGATTATAATATTCAGGATGTAAACTTACTTGTAAGATTGGAAGAAAAGCTTCAATATTTAGGATTAATACGAATGCTAGCATATGTTAGGTGTGTTACATTTGATGCAGCAATGGGAGCACTATCTGTAATCAACGGGGCATTTTGTACTCAAGCAAGACACAAACAACAAATCATACCTACATTTATTAGAGGTGAAGATACTGGTAAGAACCCGGGTGCATATGTTAGTGAACCTCAACAAGGATTTCAAAATTACATTTTATCTTTTGATGCAAATAGTCTATACCCAAATGTAATGATATCATTAAACATGTCACCAGAAACTAAAGTTGGTAAAATTTTAGAAAAAACAGACAATCAAGTTGTGATGGAAATGGTGAACGGTAAAGTAAAGGAATTTACAATACCTAAATTCATAAAAATGATAAAAGATTATAAGTTAACAGTATCAAAAGCAAATATTGTATTTCATCAACAAGAAAAGGGTATTATTCCAGAAATTTTAGATTATTATTATAATAAACGATTAGTAATAAAGGATGAATACATTGAACTAAAAAAGAAACACGCAGTAATGAAAAAAAGAGACCCAGATTATGGACAAACTGGGATCGATGTACAGCGTTTAGGTACAAAACAACTTACAGTTAAAATTTTAATTAACTCAATATACGGTTACTTTGGAAATAAAAACGCTCCAATTGGTGATGATGATATTGCATCATCAGTAACACTAACAGGGCAAGCAGTAATCAAACAAAGTAATGTCATTATTAGAAACTATATTAAAAACAAAACCGGGTTGAGTGACAAAGAGTTGAAAGCAAATGATCCAATTATCTACAATGATACGGATTCATCATATGCATCAATTGAACTTTTGATTAAACATTTAGGGTTAACCTTTAAAAATGAAAAGGGGGAAGTCCATGATGACATTTATAAAATGGAAATTGAGTTAGTAAAATATTTAAATGATGAAATCATAACGTGGGGTAAGAAAACATTTAATAGTAAAGATTGTAGGTTTTTGTTTAAACGGGAATGTATTGGGGAAGTAGGTGTATTTTTGCAGAAAAAAAGATATGTAATGAATATTTTGGATGATGAAGGTGCAAAAATAAACAAAACAAAATATACGGGGGTAGAAGTGGTTAGAACAACATTACCTAATTCATTAAAACCTTATATGAAAAATGTCATACAAATAATGCTTAAAACGCAAGATTATCAAAAAACAAATGAAGCTATGGCTGAAGTATATGAAAAATTTAAATCATTACCTATTACAGAAATAGCAACAGTTATGGGTATTAGAGGATATGAAAAATACGCGGGGCAATGTGATGGAATGAAAACCGTTAAAGGTATGCCTATACATTGTAAAGCAGCATATTTTTATAATAAAATGTTAAAATTACATAAGCTTGATAAAAAGTATGAAAGCATTGCATCAGGGGATAAAGTGAGATATTTTTACATTAAAAAACCAAATAGGTATAATATTGATGCTATAGCATACAAATATGAATGGCCGAAAGAATTTGATGAATATTTTAAACCTAACTACGACAAAATATATGAAAAATTAATTTTTACACCTTTAGAAAGATTTTATAATGCGGTAAATTGGAAATGTTATTTACCTAATCAAGCAGTCCAATGTGACTTATTTAGTATTTTAGCAATATGAGTAAATCAGAAAAATCTTTCAGTTGACTTAGATTGAATACAGATAAAATAATTGTATGAATCTTAAGATTTTTGTTGATCAAGTCGGACGCACCGTTATCGGGGAATTGTCTGAAGAGACAGATGTAACTGTTGTCGTTAAAAACCCATGTACAATATTTGTACAACCCAATGAAACAGGACAATTACAGGTACAAACGGTACCCATGTTTTTTAGAGAATTTCTTACTGTTGAAGGTAGAGAAGAAGGTACATTTTGGACATTTAATAAAAACAATATTGTCCAAAGTACCTGTGCTGACCATCTGGATGAAAAGTTAATTAACCAATATAACGCCATAATTACTACTTTTGAACAAGCTGATGTACAAACGGAATCAGACGACGGACCAGAAGTGGTAAAATTATTTGACGATTAACAAAAACACTACATGAGAAAAAAGTGTATCATAAAACAACCAGCCGGGTTGGGAGATATACTACAATGTTTATATATAGCTGAAAGAATAGTTGAAAAGTATCAGTGCGATATTATATGGCCAGTAATATCACAATATAATTTTATATCTAATTATATAAAAAGAGATCATCTTGTATTTGTTGATGAATCCAAAAATTTTCCACACAAAGACATATACAAATCAAACTATCTTTACACTATTAATGACGATAACTGTATGTATATACCACTGCAATCCGCCGACCAACTATACCCAGATGAATTAATTGCTGTTAGCAAATATAAGATGGTGGGGTTGGATATAGATAATTGGAGCAAGTCGTCACATTTTATTCGAGATAAAAATAAAGAAGATAGTTTATACTACGATATTCTGAAGTTACAAGACGATACCGAATATGTACTGGTAAATAGTCTATATGCATCGCCCCCAAATTCTATGCATATAGATAATATAAAGACGTCAAGTAAGTACGACCAAGTAGTGGAATTATCTTACATATCAGGATATAGTCCATTTGATTGGTGTAAGGTTATGGAACAGGCGAGTGAAATACATATGGTAGATACGTGTTACACCTTTCTATTAGAAGCGTTAAGTCTATCCACATCGGATGTGAATATATATTCGCGCTGCAGAAAACCAAACGGACCAACATTTATACAAACTCAATGGCTATTCAAAAGTGATTTTAAATGGATACACAGCTAAAGGGCGCTTTTTTTTACTTGAATATAATGTTTTTTAAGTTATAATACATGAATGGCTAAAGACAGTAGTGTTCATAAAGAAGATATAAAAGATATAGAAGGTGTATTTGCAAGTTTAAATAAATTAAACCCTGAAGCGACATATTTGAGCGAAAATGCACTATCAAATGTTGATACTTGGTATGATACCGGTTGTTATGCATTGAATGCTATTATTGGTGGTAGTTGTGTTGATGGTGGTGTACCGAAAGGGAGATTGGTTGGGTTTTCGGGGCCTTCACAATCTGGCAAAACATATATTATTAATAAGATTTTAGGTAATGCTCAAAAAATGGGTTTACACCCTGTTATATTTGATACCGAATTTGCTGTAGATAAAGAAAGTTCAGAAGGAGTTGGGTTAGACGCAACTAAAACAAAATACGTCCCTGTATATACTGTTGAGCAATGCCGAAATCAAGTTGTAGCTTTACTAGACAGTATTGTCGAAAAAGGGTTACAAGGTAAATTTATTGTTAGTATTGATTCTTTAGGTAATTTAGCATCACAAAAAGAAGTAGAAGATGCAGCAAAAGACAAAAGTGCCATGGATATGGGTCTAAGAGCTAAACAACTCAAATCTATGATGAGAATACTTACATATAAAGCTGGTCTATCTGGTACAACGATTTTGTTTAGTAATCATACATATGAAAACCCAGGTGCATTACACCCTACCCTAGTTAAAACAGCTTCAGGTGGGAGCGGCCCACAGTATATGGCTAGTGTACTAGTACAATTGGCTAATAAAAAAGAAAGACAAGATGCATCTAACGAAGAGGATACAATATTACCAGAAGCTCGTAATTACTCGGGTGCAACATTAAGATTTTTAACCACTAAAAATCGGTTTGTACCACCATTTTTACAAGCTGAAATATATCTTAACTTCCGTACTGGTTTAGATAGGTACAGCGGGTTACGAGACATGGCTGTTAACCATGGGATACTAACGCAGACAGGTAGTACCTATCAAATAGGTATGGAGAGTAAGGACGACAAATTCAAACCGGGAGATAAGATCGG